TTGAGCCGCAGGTGGGCTCGTTCCCGTCGGCCAGGATCGCGCCGCCGCTCCCCGATGTCGGCCCGCCGGCGATCGGCAACGGTGGCCAGTTCTCCCCAGGCACGCGCGTCGGCAACGCCGCGGCCGAGGTCGGCAGCGACCTGGCGAGCGCCCTGATCCCCCAGGACGCCCTGGACGTCGGCCTGACGGTCGCCACCGGCGGCGGCAGCAAGCTCGCCAGGGCTGGCCTGGGCGGGCTGATATCTAGCGCAGGCGTCGACGAGGCCCAGGCGGCGAAGGCGCCGAAGGCCAGCGCCAGCGTGATCGACAAGATCACCGAGACGCTGATGAACCCGTCGCTGCGCAAGAAGGCCGAGGCGCTCCGCGGCAAATATGCCCACTACGGCGAGGCCTATCCCGACACCGGCCCGCCGGAGCTGATGTGGAAGCTGCCGGATCCCAACGACCCGACGAAGTTTCAGAAGAAGGCCGGCGGCAGCGTGCCCTACGCCACGCTCGAGGAGGCCCTGGCCAAGGACAAGGAGCCTGGCTTCTTCCTGGAGAAGAAGCACACGCCGGAGGTGGAGCAGTTCCAGAAGGACCGCAACATCATCCAGAAGGACATGGATGCGCACGGCTACGAGCGGTATTTCGACCCGGCCAAGCGGTACGACGTCGACCCCGCGAACCATGGTCCGTTCGCCGACACCGGCGTCGAGGCGCAGCCGAAGAGCCAGAAGACGCGCGACGAGTGGGCCGGCAAGTACGGCTCCGAGGAGATCCGCGCCAGGCTGCGTGCCGGCTACGAGAAGGGCAAGACGCTGTCCGACACCGACCGCTGGTACCACATGGGCCAGCTCGAGGACGCCTACGTGCGCGAGCTCGGGCCAGAGAAGGGACGCGCCGCGTTCGGCAGGGAGTTCGCCGACATGATGGCGGCGACCACCGGCGGCGCCAACCCCTACGACAACTACCTGATGAGCCACTACGCCGGCTACATCGACAAGCAGGGCGGGCGGCTGCCCGACCGCGGCTACAAGCTGCCGTTCCCGATCGGCGGCCGGTTCGCCTCCGGCAACCTGGCCCAGGCGCAGAAGTACCTGGACGAGGGCAACGCGCACTGGCCGGTCGACAACTCCAAGCGATACGACTTCTCGAGCGCCTTCAAGGGCAACCCGAACGCGTCGACGATCGACGAGCAGATGATGGGCGCGTTCGATCCGACCCTGAAGGACAAGCAGCCGAAGTGGTACGGGCCGGCGACGGTGACGGCGCGCCAGGAGGCGCTGAAATATGGCGAGGATCCCCGCGGCTTCCAGGACATTACCTGGGCGGGGCTGAAGGCGCTCAAGCAGAAGCCTGGCACCCCGTTCGAATACGAGGGGCCGATGATCAACCACATCAACCGCTCGATCGAGACCACGCACCGCCTGACCGGCATGCCCAGGGACGAGATCGTGCGCCGGGGCGTAGTCCGCAAAGAGATTCCGATGTACGGTATCGGCGGCGCAGCAGTGATGGGCGGCGTCGCCGCCCAGGATGGATATCAACAGGACGAGAGGATGTAGCCATGACGCAGAGCACTTCGACCGTGACGACGGCCAACCCGACGCCGCCGACCAACCTTTCGTTCGTCGGCAACACGCCGGCGCTCGATCCGGCCCAGGCGTTCGCCGATGACGGTATTCCGAAGGCGCTCCCGAACGCGACTACGGCAGGCAGCAACGCCAGCACCATCAACGAGGACGTCGCCAACACGACCTGGCCGACGGCCAAGACGTTCGCGACCTCGACCGCCGCGGCCAACACCGCAGGCGCGCCTGGCGCCGGCGTCAGCAACACCCACGAGGCGCGCGGCACCGAGACCTCGGTGACGGCGGCGAGCGCCAACCCTGGCCCGCTCGGCCAGATGCAGATGGTGGGTGTCGGCCCGGCCATGACGGTAGCGTCCAGGGCCGCCGGCCCCAACGCCAGCCACGCCTCGAGCCTGTCGCCAGCCACCCCGCTGACCCCGACAACGACCGGCGCCAGCGGCGCCAGCAACGTCTCGGGCGTCGGCAACACGCTGCTGACGGTCACCGGCACCAACTATGACCGCACCAGCACGGTCTACCTCAACGGCGTCGCGCAGATCACCAACTACGTCAGCCCGACATCGCTGACGGTGACCAACGCGGCGAAACGCGCCACCGCCGGCACGGTGCCGGTCTACGTCATCAACGGCAGCTCTGGGATCCAGACCGCCACTGTGAACTGGACGCTGACATGAGAGACCACGCAGTCGTTCGGTCGATCAACGAGCCCGGCACCAGCCGGCAATCGTTCACGCCGCAGAGCATCAACGAGCCCCTCCCCCTGGCGGGGCTCGATGTGCCGGCGCCGACCATCACCTCGATCAACCCGACCCAGGCGGCGATCGGCGACCCGACCTTCACGATCGTCGTCACCGGCGAGAACTTCTTCGCCGGTACGGTGCTGAACTTCGCCGGCTACGACGAGCCGACCACGCATGACGGCAACACGGTGTCGACGATCGTCAATATGGACTATTGGCACGGCCCCGACGCGATCACGGTCTACGTGCACAACGGCGAGAAGGTCTCCAACGAGATGATCTTCACGTTCCTGCCGCCGGCGACCAGGGCGGCCAGGGCGGCCGTTGAGGCCAGGGCGAGCGGCCTGGTCGACGACAGCGGCGACTACCTGGACCCCGACGAGCTCGAGGAAGAGATCGAGGAATCCGAGGACGACGGCGACTTCAAGCCGGTGCATCGCGGTCGACCGGCTAACACGCTGTCGAACAAGCGGAGCAAGAACCGGAGCAAGTAGATGGGTCTCGCTGTTGTGACTGTGGCGTCGGGTGGCCTGCCTGTCATCGACGTTACGGCAACCACCCCGAAGCTTGGCGTGCCCGTGACCGAGGCCGCGAACGGGCGCGGCATTGCCGTCACGAAGGTCACCTTGCCGAAGGGTGGTTTGCCGGTCACGTTTGTGGTGCCGCCGCTGATATGACCAGGATGTACGTGCAGACTGGCCCCACGACCTGGGCCTGGGTGACGCAGCGCGAGCCTCCGAAGAGGGGCGACCTGGCGCTGCCCTATGTCATTTCCGACCACATGGAGCCGACGGAGCAGGTTGACGGCAAGTTCTACACCAGTAAACGTGCGTTTCGCGCGGTCGGCCGCTCCCACGGGCTCACCGAGGTCGGCAATGAGAAGGTCAAACCGAAGCAGCGATCAACCGCTGATCGGGTGATCAAGGATCAGCGCCGGCAGTCGATCAAGAAGGCGGTCGAGCGGTACAAGTCAGGCCACAGAATCTAATTCCGTAACGGGTGTTGACGTAAACCCAGCCGGTTCAGCCCGGCATACGGAGCGATTCCATGTCGGACACGTCCGCGCCCAGCGCACCCCCGCCCTCTGCCCCGCCCGCTACCGAGACCCCGATCAACACCAACCCACCGTCGCAGCCCAATGCGGTAGGCCCCCAGGCGCCGCAGGCGCCGGTTGGCGACCTCAAGGGCTCCGATCACCGGCCGCTGTCCAGGCGCGAGGCCATCCAGGCGGCGTTTGATCGCGCCAATAAGGGCCAGGAGCCCCCCAAGACCAAGCCGGCGCCCAAACCGGCGCCGAAGGCGGCGGAAGCCAAGCCTGGCCACAACCAGCCGCCCGAGCCGGTGGCCGAAGACAAGCCAAAGATCAATCTGAAGAAGCGGCCGGATGACCAGGATCCGAAGACCCTGGACACCCAGCCCAGGACCAGGGGCGAGGGCGGCCGGTTCGCGCCCAGGGCGCCCCAGGCGGACGCTCCCGGACAACAGCCTTCTGCACCAGGTGCAGCAAAGTCGCCTGGCCGCGCGCTCCAGCCGCTCCCGGAGGGCACCCCGTTCCGGGATCCCCCGCCCCGCATGGCGGACCACGCCAAGGCGGAATGGTCAGCGGCGCCGGCGAGCGTCCGCGGCGAGGTGCACCGGATGGAGCAGGAGTTCGGCAAGGCCTACCAGGCCTACCGCGACACCTGGCAAGCGTTCCAGCCGATCGCGCGCTTCCACAACATGGCCGCCCAGCAGGGCACCACGCTGGAGAAGGCGCTCGATAACTACGTCAATATCGAGAACAAGCTGCGCGCCGATGTGGTCGGTGGCCTGGATGTGATCGTCAATAACCTCAACCTGCGATCGCCCGACGGCAAGAAGCTGGGGCTGCGCGACATCGCCTACCACGTGCTCCAGCAGTCCCCGGAGCAGCTCAAGCAGATCCAGCAGGGCAATGCCCAGCATGCGGCTTCCCAGCAGATCGGCGCCCTCCATAACGAGATCGCCGGCTTGAAACAGACCCTGAATCAATGGCAGACTGAGCAGCAATTCTCGTACACCCGCTCCCAGGTAGATCAATTCGCGGACAGTCACCCGCGCTTCGACGAACTGGGGGTCTTGATCCAGGCCGAGCTAGAGCTCGGGTTCGATCTCGAGACGGCGTACCGAAGGGCCGAGCTGCTCAAGCCGGCCACCCAGGCGCCTCAGACGCGCACAGCACCACCCCCGGCGGCTCAGACCCGCACCGCAGACAGGTCCATTTCAGGATCGCCCGGCAGCACTGGCTCAAACCCAGCGCCGCGGCGCTCTGAGAAACCCGTCGGCAGACGCGAGGCCATTTCCAACGCGATCAGTCGCGTGCGTGGAGCGGCTTAATCTGAACCCAATGGAGAGGCGCTATGCCCAATGTGACTACGAATGCTGCGTATCAGCAGATTCTTTCGATGGCGATCGAGGACCGATCGTCAGGCTACGAAGACCTCGTGAGCAACAACAACGCGCTGCTCGCGATTATGAAGCGCAAAGGCCTGTGGCAGACCTATTCGGGTCCGCGCATCCGCCAAACGCTCCAGGTGAGCAAGAACATCGCGCAGTGGTACTCGGGCTATGACCAGCTCCTGAACCCGGCGATCGACCTGTTCAATGACGCCTACTTCGATCCCAAGCAGGTCGTGGTCCCCGTTGTCCTCTCGATGCAGGAGATCCTGAACAACGAGGGGGAGGCCCAGCTTATGGACGTGTACGACAGCTATATGGAAGCTGCCGAGCGCGCCCTCGAGGACGCAATGGACGTCGGCCTCTACGGGGACGGCTCCGCCAACGGTGGCAAGCAGCTCACTGGCTTGGCGACCGCGGTCCCTATCGTCACAAACACCGGCCTCTACGGTGGTATCGATCGCGGCACTGCCGCCATCTGGCAGACCAAGACCTTCGACGCTCAGTCGGTGGTCACGGCGATCGGCACCCAGGTCAATGCGACGACCATCCGGCCGTTCCTGAACTACATCATGACCAAGCAAAGCCGCGGCAAGGACTACGCCGATTTGCTGATTATGTCGCCCGAGCACTACGCGGCATACGACGCCGCGACGATCGCGATCCAGCGGCAGACCAATGAGACGTCGCTCGGCAAGCTCGGTTTCTCGGCGCTCGAGTACATCGGCGGCGGCAAGCGGGCCGAGATCGTCCTCGATGGTGGCATCGGGAGTAATATGCCGGCGAATACAACGTTCGGTCTGAACACCGACACGTTCCGCCTGCGCTATCACCCGAACCGCAACTTCGACAACCTGTTCGACGGTGACGGTCAGATGCCGATCGACAAGGACGCGATCGCGCAATTTATCGGGTGGATGGGTGAGCTCACGCAAACCAATCCGCTGTTCAACTGGCGTTTCTACGACAGCAACCCGGCGACTTAGTCTGGTGGATTAACACCCGACCAGGCGAAACCAGGGCCGCTGTGGGAGCGGCGGCCCTGGATCTACAACCCAGGCCCTCAGACGGCACAGAAGGAACCACCAATGGCTAAAGATCCCGATGAAAGCGTCATCGCAGTATTCAAAGATTTCGCGGTGAAGAACGAAGGCAAGTCCGCCCAGGCAGGGCGCCCGGTGTTTGACGACCTCGAGGTCGTCGAGCTGCGCTATCCTGGCTCCAAGAATTGGTGCGCCTACCCGGCCACATCGTTCTCGCACTGGGGCGTCGACCCCGAGACCGGCGAGCAGATCAAGATCACCTACGCCGAGCGTTTCCGCCGGCAGTACCAGCAGTTCAAATCGCACAGCACGCAGACCAAGGCCGGCACGCCGCTGAACTACGCGGTGTTCCTCACCGAGGCCAGGCGCGCCGAGCTGCGGGCGCAGAACATCTACACGGTGGAATCGCTCGCCGCGATCGACGGCCAGGAGCTCAAGAACCTGGGCCAGGGCGGCCGTGCGATGAAGAACCAGGCGATGGAGTACATCGAGGATTCGCAGCGCGGCGCCGTCAACACCCAGATCCAGGCCGAGCTCGAGGCGCTGCGCGCCAAGAACCAGCTCATGGAAGAAGACCTGGCGGCGATGAAGGCGAAGGCCAGCAAGTCGTCGGGGCCGATCGACGACTTCGATGAAATGGATATCGGCCAGCTCCGTGCGTACATCACGTCCAACACCGGCCAGGCGCCGCTCGGCTCGCTTAACCGCAAGAACCTGTTGCGGCTGGCGCGCGACGCAAGGCCGGAGAAAGCTGACGCTGCATGACCCTGTTGTCGGTGGTGAGGGAGGTCTGCGCCGCGGTCGGCGTAGCCATCCCGCAAAGTGTTTTCACGAACATCACCGGCAACCGTACAATGGCGGAGATGCTGGCGCTCGCTAACGAGATGGCGCAGCGCATTGCTTTCGATACGCGGGACTGGACCAAACTGAGGAAGGTGCAGACCTTCACCGGCGACGGCATCCAGACTGCGTTTGACATCCCGCAGAACTATCGGCGCATGCTGCTGACCGCCAATGTCCTC